CTGCTGATGAATTTAATCGTTGGGTGTACTCAAAGGTTAATGGAGTTAGTACTAAACTAAATGGTCTAGTTAAACGTAGAGCTGAAGAAAGACAATTGTTTTTAGCATAACAAAAGCCCCTATATCCGAAAGGACTAGGGGCTTTGTTTTGTTTACTATTTCTTAGGTCGAAAGACTATAGCTACTTCCCAATCAGGTTCTTCATCAAAACCTGTGACAAATGCCACACCCTTTTCACCATCTTCATGCTTCTGAACTTCGCGTAATGTTTCTAACAATAGATTCTTAAACTCTTCGTTCAATGGATTTCCTTTTTATTTTTATTATTAAATCCCACAAACACCACTCACACAAGCACGATCAATGTTCTCTTCATAGACAATTCCTTTGTGTTTAATAGCTTCTTCATAAGGAACTTCTGTTAGAGGCTGACCTCCTCTACTTCCATCTGGGTAACATGTAAACCCGCGGAGCCTTGGGGCGTAGGATGCCAGAACCTGAGCGAATCTATTAACGTCGTCTGGGCCATTTCCTTTACTACCCCAAGAGGGCAAGTTAATGGTGGAACTAATTGACATATCAACGTAATCTTGAATGTCCGCTTGGAACTTGAGTCGTTTTTCGTAGTCATGGCTTAATCCATAGGCAGTTTCGATTTTGTTTGGATCAAGTCCATACTCTTTAATTATTTGATCGGCAGTTGCATCAACCACATATTCATACTTCCATTTAGTACCATCTGTGAGATACCTTCGTTTATAGGCAACGGCAAAGAGAGGTTCAATTCCAGTAGTCGTCCCTGCAAGAATACCAATAGAACCTGTGGGAGCGATGGCTCGGTAAGCGACAGGCTTGGAAATAAATAGTCGCTCACAATGTTCATTTGCTGCTCGTTCGGATTCATCTTTATATACCTTTAACCATTCATGTAGTTCAGGAGTTACTTCGTATCCTTGTCCCCGTTGAAGGAGCCATGCGTGAATACCCATAAGTCCCAAGCCAAGCCGTCGATTTTTTTCTCGGACTTTATATACCTTGTCATAAGGCAGGTCCGCTCGAAGAGTTCCGCAGACAAGGAATTTGGAAGCCAAGTTGATAATGTTCCGAAATTCTTCAAGTGATTGGACATTAGAAAGATTAACTGATCCAAGGTTGCATACGTCGCTATCGTCTTCTGATGTAACTTCGGTGCAAGCATTGCGTAGAGTTTCATTTTGTTTATCACCAAAGTTAAAGCTAAAGCCCGGCTCACCTGTCATCATTGCTTGTCGACAATTCTCTACGAAAGTATGGAGATTCGCACGATCTGCATTGTACAACCACTTGTCATCGTAGTTGACAGAGATATTGGTCATGTCAAGAGGAGCTGCAAAGTTGAAGTCTTTACTCTTCATTGCTTTGATTTCTTCAGACCAGTTCTTAGCCTTTAGGAATTGTGGAATATCTTCATGTAGCCAATTGAGACTTGCGTAAATCGCTGATCGTCTTGAGCCACCTTGCATCACCCCTCGGCCAACTTCGTTTAACATCTGCATCAGTGGAATTGGACCGCTGGACAATCCACCAGTACGAGTCAGCGGCTTCCCTTCTGGACGTAGAATAGAATAGTCTACACCAATGCCACCCCCAGTCATTAGACAACTCACTGCTCGTTGTGTCAGGTTTGCCCATTCTTCGCGTGTATCCTCTTCAGCTCTCAGTAGAAAACAATTGTTAAAATAAGAATTACCACGACCGGCGTACCAAAGGTAACGACCACCGGGTACAAATTTAAACTCTTTAATATATTGTGCAAGTTGCGCACGATCTTCATCTCCCATAAGTGCACGATCTTTTCCCCACCGTGTGCCACACACATCTTCTACCAAACGTTCTGCAAGTGCATCCCATGTATCGTTTGGACCTTGTGCATACTTGTTACGGAAAATGTTCTCACTAAAGCTGTTCTTGAAACGGTTAATTTGCATTAAGTAAATCCTTGAGTTCTTGTTGTTGTTCTTTTTTGCGAAGGTCATCTAGATAGACAGTCTTGTATTTACGACAATCATGCTTCTCTTTTTTAATTGGATTTGTTGGAGCTTTCTTACCGGTCCAACTCTTCTGTATCTTCGCCATAGTAATCCCTAACACGTTGTTGCCTGTCATAGATAATGCCCTCTAAGGCATCTACAAGCTCGTCAGATGAGACATCTACAATCTCTAGTACTGTGACCTCATCTTCTTTTTTTAATTGCTGTAGAAGGTCGTCAAAGGTCATTTGGAGTTCTATCCAATGCACAAATTACCAGCATTGCATACTCATTATCATGCAATAGATATTTTAATTCTGGTGCTGTTAATGTAACAGATTGTGGGCGCTGACCTGATTTTTGTAATCCACAAATTAACTGACCAATGTTTACACGATATGTAGTATTAGTCGTTTCTTGTTGTGTGTGCTTAATAGTAAAATTAAAATTCATATTATTTCTTATAGTTGGTTAGAATTCGCTGTCCAAAGAGAAATCCAAATGCGATATTTGCGGCTTCAAGAGCCATTGCCTTAACAGCAAAATCGATATTGGGGACAAAAGCAAGACCAACACCGCCAAAGATAACAACAAAGGCTGCGATATAACGAGAGCTGCCGCGAAGATCAACCACCCACTGACTAGGAGTACCGCCGGGATTGTCCAAAGCAGCAACAGCCGCCATCCGCTTAATATCTTGTTCCTCAAGTTGAATCTGCTCCGCGACTGTCGTAGGTTTAATACCGCCGGTTAGGGCGGTAATACCTTGTTTGATTCCTTCTACTCCAACAGGGATAAGTGCTGAGAGAAGTGTAGTAAGTAGTACTGACATCAGGGCATCCAATTAAATAAGCCGGGAGCATGTCCAGACAGAATATTATTAATCTCTTTGGCTACATCGCGGATTTCCCATTGTGCATGTTTGTCTGCACGTAGTTTAATGAAATCCAACCATGCTTGAAAGTTACCAGTTACCACCAACTCCGTAGTGCCTCCATTCGGGAGGACAAACCTTGCATCCTCACGTTTTATTCCCTCTTTAAGTAAATCTTTATATAGTGTATATGCTGCTTGATATAAAGCAGAGACGCGAGAATCAGTATCTGAAGTTGGATATACAAATTTTGGATCTGTTTCTTCAACATAACGTTGACTCCTTTGTAGAAAATCCAAATGTTTACTTCGGACCATTTGATGAGAACATACACGACTAATGTCTTCAATTTTAAATGTTGCAGTTGCAAATCTTAGACATGCAAGATGTCCTTTTTGGGCAACGTGTTTTGCTCTACGAATACAAGCTTCTCGTTCAACATTAGAATCATAACAAACACTACTATAAAATCCAATTTTATATAAAGCATCGTCTGTAATATCTAACAAGGATACTTTCATATATGACTCCAAGATTTGTGATATTTAATATTATTGATTTGAGCTTGGGAGCAATTAAACATTTGAGATAATTCAATACTAGATTTAGTAGATTCTCTAATATATATTACATCTGTAATATTTAATTTACCTCCAGCTCTGCCTTTAATTACTTTATCTTTTACATTGTCTGTATTTGTACCTAACCATAAATGATTTGGATTAATACAACAAGGATTATCACAGTGATGCAAAACTTGTAAAGTTTCTGGAATTGGTTTTATAAAAATAAAATACGAAATTCTATGTGTTAATTGCATAGATCCTTTAAACTTTAGGGTTCCATATCCACGTTTGTTTGTATATTTTTTCCACAACCAACATCCAGCAATAGGAATCTTTTCAGAATTATCTTCTAAGTATTGTTTATAATTCCTAATAGTCATCGAGTGTCTCCTGAACCTGTAAGAACATCACGCGATTTGCGCGACTCTAACTTTGAATAGTTAATGGTAAGAACATCTTCTAGTTCATATCCAAGAGCTTCTGCCATGCGGGCTACGTACCAACACACATCGCCAAGTTCATAGATAATACCACCAATATCTAAAGCTTTACCATCACGTAGATGTTTCTTAACCTTGTCTGCTACTTCACCAGCTTCGCCATTAAGACCTAGTGCAAGGTAGGTGAGTTCTGCATCTTCTCCAGTGCCTGCCTTTGGATAGATAGCGGTTGATAAAGTCCAGTCTTGATAGGTATTAGCCTGCATTTTTTAATTCCTCATGTTTAATAAGAGCTTCTAGATAAACTTTGGCTTTATCTAAATCTTTAAGACCATCTTTTTCTCGCCAACGAAAAACATATTTCATAATGTTGGCCTCGGCGAATGGAACCTGCTTGTCAATTAGCAGGTCCATCAAGCGAGTATCACCGTAATGTGTCGGGCTTTGCATAATGTTCCTTAAGGTATTTTAAACTGACGAAGTGTTCATCAAAGGAACCGTTCTGTACATCATATGCCATGAGAATTCCACGGAAATGATTGTTACCTTGTGGTCCTAGATAATCTTCATCGTGCTCATAGCAAGATCCAGCAATAATACAAGTGATAGTAGAACCATCTGGTCTCTTACCGTAGGCGACTTGTTTTCCTTGTTGGTGTCCAGCAATGCAAGACATATGTAACTTGCTAACCATAGCAGATGCAGTTGTAGCTGCTCTACCCATAACTCCTGTTGGAAAATAATGACTATAAGCGATACCGTCGATAAAGACAGGCTTAAGGAAATCGTGTACTTCCCAATCGTCGTACGGGAGATCTTTGTAACTAATGAGTCCTTCCAATTTCGGATCATCATTGATAGCCCTAGCAATACGGTTCTCATGATTGCCTAGCAGCATTACCTTTCGTGGGTTATACTGTTTCTTTTTGTTGATTTTAGCTGAAGCATTGTAAGAATACAATGGATCAAGAAGACATTGCATAGCTTTGTTAGCTGCGTCAATGTCTTTTGTATATCGACGACCTTCAAAAGATTTCTTTCCTATATCGTAACTAGAAAGACTTGGCATGTCTGCAAAGTCCCCTAGATGAATCACTACATCGGGCTTTACATCGACAATGTACTGACCAATGCGATGGAGAAAATCAAAATCTTGTCCATCTTTGCATTGTGTATCAGGAATTATGAGATGTGAATAAAGTGATAATAAAATAACAGGGGTGCAACTTTCTATTCATTTAGTTTGTCCGATTCCCGTAGAATTCGACAACCTTTACAGCCATTGTACCATTGACATAAGCAACAACCTGTTTGATTCGTGTCTTTGCGGTGCTCAACCGGTGAAAATCGGAAGCACTTACTTTGACACACTGCCGAGCGCTTACATCAAGGCTCTCTCTGGCGATACCATCCAGGCTCAGGCTGTAACATTTAGTGAAGACGTTGTTACTTTCGATCTCAACAAAAACATATTTCTGTGGGGCGGTTATAACTGTTTTTATGATGACAATCCCGACTATACCACCATTGACGGTGCACTAATCATCACCAAAGGGACGGTGACCGTTGAGAAACTGATCATAAAATAATATAAGAATACTAAAAACAGGAAACAATAAGAAGATATAATTAAATAAAGATAAGAAAA